TCTTTCCAGTCGCAATCTCTTCAAACTTCTTAGCCATCACTTTATGGTGGCGGCCATCAATGAACCCTGGCCACATGGAGTGGGCAAACTTTATAAAGTCATCAAAGGCTTCTTCTCGTTGTTGGCTGGCTTCTAATGCGTCAAGATCATCAAGGTAGGCGGCTTGTTCGTTAGAAGGCATCGCAAAGAAAGTCTCTGCGGCCTCGATGGCTTCTTCTTTGGGTAGGTTTAAAGCAAACATCACGCGCCTTACAAACAGGTCGCGCTCCTCTTGCATCTCGAGCTCTTGTTTTTTATTCATTTTCCACAAGGCCCCAGAGCCGACAAGAACACTTCATCGTCTGGCAGCTCCTTATCCATCACCCACTCATTAAACTCTTCCATCAGCTTATCCACATCCTCGGGCTCCAAAGCGTCAGCAATTACTTCAAACCTGTTCTGGCACTTTGTAATCTTCATGGCAGATTCCTCAAGCTAATATAAGACGGGCGCACACTACGTGCCGAATTCTTCGCCCTGCGGCAGATCCCCAGCTCGCACAGCTTCTTCACCACCCGATGAACATTCCCGCGCCCCTTGTCCCCAGTGTGAAACATGATGTCATCAATAGAAGGCCCATATCCATAGTTCCTCCAATACTCATCTATCACAAGGAACACAGTCCTTTGCTTCTCAGTCATACACGCCCCCAAACAAGCTTCATAAGTCTTTTGTATCATTGTAAGAAATTGGTAAGTTTCATATTAACAGCTGTTAATATGCCCCCCACCCCTTTTTGTATAGGAAACACATAAGGGGGTCATTCCTTATCAAAGTCATGGACGAGGTCAGGATTATTTTTGGTGGCCCCCCCATTGTTTTTTTCTGGTGATTGAATGTGTGGAACAGTATGCGTTAGGTCGCGCGTGTGCACCGCGTCTGCAAGGGCGTCCGCCCCCGCCGTGGGTGCGCCAGAGCCCGCTTTTGCAAGGGCATCCCCCGAGATTTCCTCAAGCAATGTGAGTGCATCGTCCTGCTTGGCTTGCACATCGGTGACCTTACCCAGTCTCTCGAGCAGTCTGGTGCGTATGTCCGAGCTCTTATGCACGACCACTGATTCTTTTCTCTCCAGAAAGGCACCAACCTCAAACAGGTTGCCGATCATCTGGAGTGCCTTCATGCGTTGAGCAGGAGGGAAGTCTTCGTCAAGGGAGTGCTGGACGAGCTGTTGCACCAGAAGAGCCTTCAGTTGAACAGGGGTTCGATGTTTCTCTGCCTCTAAAGCCAGTCTGTAAGCCTCGACCTCTTGGACTATCCTTGGATTCTTAGCAATCGTGTACGGGTCTTTGGACAAGCTACTGGGTTTGGCATCCCTTTTGTATGCTTTCCTATAAGCCTCTGCCTTTGTCTCACCTAATGCGATGGCGTGAGCAAATGCCTTTTGCTTACTGGTCAGTCTTGGTGTCTTCCCTTCTCCACTACTTAGTAGCGTCTCTACTGGGATCGTATCAAGACCTTCTCTGATCTGCGCGCGCGTTAACTTTTGTGGCATGGTGTTTTCATGGGTATGAAATAAGAATCCCGAACATAGCAGACCGCGCGAACGAATGCAAACGGCTGACCATCCAGTCCCGTCAGTCCCTCCCTCCATGGAGCTGACATCTGCTGCCTAAATTGTCATTACAAAACCGCGCGAAAAAGAGCTCCATATTCGACCTAAAAATAATTTAATAAAACATGAAAAAAATGCTTGACAATCCATGTCATGTGTTACGACAATATCCATTCATGTTTAATCAACCCAAGGAGAACGCCATGAAATTAGTCCACAAGTCACGCAACTATGAGATCTGGGCACAGTTTGACCAGTCCTCTGAAGTGTATGAACTCTTCTTTGATAAAGAGGGTGAGTCCTATACAGGATGGAATGCCGATTCAATCAAGGACGCAGAGGCTTGCGCCCGACACATCATCGAAGAGCAGATGGCAGAACAAGCCCACTGGGATCAACGAAGCCAGTACCTCTTGGACGATGCGTGAGTCATGCTTGAAGCCTCGCGTGCGGGGCTTTGAGGATTACCCCCAACCACAAAGGAGAAACCTTGATAACGATAACCATCGACACCGATAACTCCGCCTTCGAGGAGAACTATCGCGAACTGCCCGAACTATTGGAACGCCTCGCGAACTATTACAGGGACTGCGAAGTCCTGCCCGATTCCGCCCGTGATTCAAACGGAAACACAGTCTGCCACATTACACAGGACTGACCCATGACCACCAAATACATTGAAGCCCAACTCATCAAGGCAATACCCCTGCCACCACAGGACTGCGGTCAGATCAAGATCAAACTGCATTCAGAACTCGGTCAGACCAACTGGCTGAACATCAAACCCGAAACCCTCAAGAAAATTGAACTCGCCTTACTGGAGGACGCATGAAGTACTACCGCCACATCACCACAATGCGCGAAGAATTTATCCTTCAGCGCAGACAAGCCCGAGTGCAAGCAGGCTTTGACTTTCTCATTGCCATGTTCGTCTGCCTCGCAGTCTTCACCCTCAGCGTTATGGTGCTCTCATGATGTCCGAGTCCGAAGTCATTACCCTCGGATGGTGCTACGAGATGGCTAAGGGTGACAGGGCGAAAGCCCTGCGCCAACAGTTCAACACCTTCCTGAAGGAGCTGACCACCACCGAAACCCGCCAGTGGTATATCCACTTGTTCAACACAGGCAGACACGAAGCAAGGAGCAACTAATGAAAGTCAACTTCAAAGATGTGCCAGTCGGCGCATCGTTTATCAGCAACGGAAACTTCTGCACGAAGGTTTCAACCCGAAGCGCAGTCCTTGTCCAGTACATGAGGACTTTCTACTTTAAGGCAAACGAACAAGTGGAGATAAGCGAATGAGAACCATCATCACAATGAGAGCTGATCTTGCACAGGAGGGGATGGCAGTCCCCGCCTCGCGCACCTTCAGTGACTACGACACCCTCGATGACGATCTGTACATCACTGCCGAGGAGCTGGAGGGCGCAGAGCAGGGGAATGACCCTGCTGACCCAGATGACCATCCATTCTGCTACCTCACGCTGAAGGACGGCAGAAGCCTTTATTTCATCAGCGCAGACCTTGACTTCGAATACATCACGGAGCAAGCCAATGACTGACCTAGAACTGCAGATGGTGGCAGATGATCTTATTGCCAAGTACAAAGACGAGATCATCAAAGAGGGTGACTGGTGGTATGGCACAGACGAGCATTCGTTCAATATCCATACACCTGAAGACGATGGTTGGTACAGCGTGAATGTGTACAAGGTTGACCCAGTCACAGGCATGGACAACTACGAATGGTGGATAGATTTACCCCGCGTTTACATAGGAGTACAGAAATGACCAAATCGTACACAGTCACTTTTAAATACGAAACATACGCCAACTACACAGTGGAAGCAGAAGACCGCGACCACGCTGAAAACCTCGCCTTAGAACTGCTCAAGCATGACGAAGGTGACTATCTGCACCACGGAAGTTGGACAGACACCGAAATTGAAGAACTACCCGAAGAGTAACTCCTGAAGCCTCGCGTGTCGGGGCTTTGGGCGGAACTTTCCGCGATTCGTCCCTTTAACTTAACTGGAGAAACATATGCCAAATTGGTGTGCAAACTCATTGAAACTTGTGGCCACTACTGCAGAGTCTGAGAAGATGATGGCCAAGATCGTGCAGGAACTTGCTCGCGCGAAGACCGCCAACGAGAGTGCAGGAATCTTTAATATCATCAAGCCAATCCCCGAAGCCCTGCACATTACCTCGGGCTTTTTGGGCAAAGATACACCCGAACAAGCTGCTCTCGAAAATGCACAAGCAGCGAACCTCAAAACCTACGGATACGCTGACTGGTATTCGTTCTGTACTGCCGAGTGGGGCACGAAGTGGGACGCTAGAACTTCAGACGAAGAAAACCCATACATTCTCGATGGCAATCAAGTAACCATCTTCTTTGACACCGCATGGGCACCACCCATGAATATCTACTATGCCCTCGAAGCCATGGGTTTCAAGGTCGAAGCCACCTACATCGAGCAGGGCATGGGTTATATCGGGCACTACAGGAACGGCATTGACACTTGCGAAAAGATGGAGCAGTTCTACACAGAAGAAGTGGAAGAATACGATGATGATTTTCCAGTCATTGCTGAGAAGATTGACCAATACTTTGACAACAACGGATACGACCATTCACCAACTAACTTTGGAGGTTAACCATGCACCACGAACACGAAGCCTACACATGGTGGGAATACGATGGGCAGGGCATTCCCCTCGCCAAAGTCTGCGACAAGTGCGTAGATGAAGTCTTATCCAGATACAACCCCGTAGTGCTCGGACACTACACCCAAGCTGATGTTGACGAACCAATTGACGAGGATTGAAATGACACCACAAGAAATGTTTAAAGCCCTTGACACCGCAGGGATTGACTTCGATGTTGTCGAGGTATTCGAAGGGGTCAGGCTTATTCGCGTCATGGTCGATGACTTTGAACCAACAGACGAGCAAAAAGCATTCATTGATGCTTATTTGACTTGTGTGGCAAGTGCATCAGAGGAAGAGTGCATTGCCTTCTTTGCTGAAGACGCACCCAATGATGGCGATGCATTCTCAGATAAATGGAGTACAGGCACCTATTCCACCATCATGGATGCGTGGTGCGTGTGGCAACGCGCAACGGATTACGCAAAACACAATAAATAAAAACCAACAATTTAAAGGATGAAGAATGATTGTTTTAGATACCCCAGACCAAATCGAAGTGGCGCGAATGCTGACCCTGCGTAAAGGTTTACAACTTGAAATCAAGGGTATGCGTTTGTCAGGACGCAGTTGCTACACCATTATCAAAAGGGACTTTGGTTTGAAAGGCACACGCGCCCGAGTCCTCGAGCAGTTTGAACAACTTATCCCCAACTTCGCGGAGATCACAAAGCGTCCTTAAAGAAAACCGCGCAGGGATTCGGCTACGGCAGATGTGCCGATTCTCTGCTCAGTATCGTTGAAGTCCTCACCAACCTCGCCTACCCAGTAGCGCGGGGTTATTTTTTTGGCGGTGGACACACCCATGGGGTCATTGTCTGCGATCACCAACGGGTCACGCAGACCTCTGGCGACCTCGAGCATATTCCCTGCTGAGAAGCATACATGGATGGTGTATCTTTCCCGAAGGTGTTTCATTGCCCTGCGCACCGACATTCCAGTGGCAAAACCCTCGCACAAGATGTTCATTCCCTTGTTGTCGATGACCAGAGACGCGCCTTTTGTGCGCTGACCCGAAAGAAATCGTTTTGTGCCATCCTGAGAGATGAGTTGGCAGCCAACTAAATTCTGCGAAATTCGCATGGGCAAAACGAGCAAGTCATTCCAGACCAGTCCCTTGTCCACGAACCCCTTGCGGATTAGGTAAGGGTGTTGTTGTTTGACTGCGTTATTGAGAATGAATGTTGCCTTCTGCGCTGCTTTGCGCTGGCGTAGTTCGTGTTCTTGTTTGGCAGCCAACTTTTTTTGGAGTGCGTTCGGGTCTGGAATGAAGGGCTCTTCGGACTTGTAAAGGATGTGCCTATCGTGAACAGCAAAATTTATAAGTGCCCCCTTGTGGCCATCAAATATGTACGCGCCATTCTGTTTTCTCGGATGGTCTTCAGTCCCCACCCGAACCCAACGATCTAGGATTAGGTCTTTGATCAGCAGACCATGGGCTCTTGCGAAGTCT